TTCAGAAAATCACATCAAATATAATCTCAGGACTCGCTAATACTGCGATTACTGGTAATATCATTTCTTCTCAAATTACATCTGTTGCTAACACACAAATTACTGGCAATATCATTTCGTCCCAAATTACATCTGTTGCTAACACGCAGATTACTGGAGTAATTACTAGCGCACAAATGGCAAACACCGGTATCACTGCTGGAGTATATGGTGGTGCTAGTAATGCAGCTTCAATCACAGTAGACGCTACTGGTCGTGTAACTTCAGTCTCAAATATTGCTTGGACTAGCACTAGCATTACCGGTGGCTTTTCTAATATGCAAGTGTTTACTGCAAACGGTACCTTTACTGTTCCAACTGGTATAACAAAGGTAAAAGTATATGTTACTGGCGGCGGTGGTGGTGCAGGAACAGATGCTGATGGCGCAGGAACTTCTGGTAATACTTCATCGTTTGGTCCTCATTGTTCTGCTACTGGTGGGGCTGGCGGAGGAGGAACCGACGGATCGCATCCATTCGCTTCGGGCGGAACTGGATCTAATGGCGATTTAAATTTTTCAGGACTTTACGGCACTGGCGCTGGCGCTGGTAACTTTAATACACCAGGAGCCGGAGGCTTCACTTTTTTTGGTTCTTATGGAAAAGGTGGAAATTCAAGTGGGAATTCAACTGCTGGTGGAGGAGGCGGTACTTCAATTAAAATTGTTAGTGGCTTGACTTCTGCACAGACTATTACAGTTGCCGTTGGAATTGGAGGTAAAACTGGCGCAGGAAGTGCAAGTGGTGCTAATGGTGTTGTAGTCGTAGAGTATTAATATGGTAACTAATATAACTCCAACTCATTCATTCGTCTATGATGGCGCTACAGTAAATGTATATCATGCAAATAAAGGCGAAGGACTACCTAAGCACGAACACAGATATAGTCATGTGACTATGTGTAATTCAGGATCATGTTTTGTTCGTAAAGAAAATATAGAAGTTCTAATGGATAAGCACACACAACCAATCAATCTATTAGCACCTGATTGGCATGAGATAGAAGCAGCAGAAGACAATACAGTTTTTGTAAATATATTCTCCGAAGGTAAATACTAAATAATCCATTATGCCATTATCTAAAATACCAGCAAACGGAATTTCATCTATCGCTAATACAGCAATTAGCGGTAATGTTACATCATCTCAAATTACTTCAGTATCTAACACTCAGATTACTGGCAATATCGTTGCATCTCAAATTACTTCAGTATCTAACACTCAGATTACTGGCAATATCGTTGCATCTCAAATTACATCTGTTGCTAACACACAGATTACTGGTTTAATTACTAGCACACAAATTGCTAACACAGGTATCACCGCAGGTGTTTATGGTGGTACTGGAAACACTACCTCTATTACTGTAGATGCACAAGGTCGTATTACTTCTGTATCTAATGTTGTGTGGACAAACACTTCCATTGGTGGTGGTTTTAGTGGAATGCAATTGTTTACATATACAGGTTCTGTTCAGACATTTACTATCCCAGCTGGCGTAACAAAGATTAAAGCGCACATCGTAGGCGGCGGTGGCGGTGCAAGCGGTTGCGGTTATAACGGTGGTACCGGTGGAACAAGTAGCCTTGCAAACGGAACTCAAACCATTTCTACTGTATCTGCTACTGGCGGCGGTGGTGCTTCAGACTCTAATGGAGCATATGGTAGCGGTGGAAACGGTAGTGGTGGTACAATAAACCTTGTAGGAACTCCAGGACAAGGATCTGGTCCGATTGGTGGTTATTCTACTTTATCATTTACATACGGTAGTGGTGGTAGAAATACTGATGGTAGAAATGCTACTAACGGCGGCGGCGGTGGCGGTACTGCTATTAAATACATCACTGGTCTTACAGCAGGTCTTACTTTAAATGTAACAGTTGGTGCAGCAGGATCAGGCGGTGGCCAAGCCGGTGCTGTATTGATTGAATATTAATTCATAAGAGGGAAAAATGAAAGCATTAATTTCATCCATAGAAATTGTTCACAAATATGATGGATCGGTTCTAGGGCATCGTGTTGCTCAAGTAGAACAAGATAATTCAATTTTTGAAGTTGCTGAATCTCTATCATGGGTTGATTGTGCAGACAATATTGTTGCAGATCAATGGTACTTTGATCCTAACGATAGTCAAATTAAAGAAATTCCATTAAGACCACAACCAGAAACTACTGGTACACAGAACATCTAATAAACTATGTCATATATCGGAACTTCTCCTGTTGGCGGGATTATTCGTTCAGAGTTTTTCTCTGGTGACGGATCCACTACAACTTTTAATTTAACTTATTCGTACGGTAGTGAAGCCTCGCTTCTAGTATTCATTTCCGGTGTAAAACAAAAAACAAATACTTACTCTTTGCTGAGTGGGCAATTAATATTTTCTTCGCCGCCCACTTCTGGTTCTTCAAACATAGAAGTCATTTATCTAAGTGGTTCTATACTTACTGCACTTGCAAGTGTTGCTAATACAAACATCATTGGTCTGATTAAGTCTACTCAGATTGCAAATGTAGCAAATACGCAGATTGCCGGTAACATCATTTCATCACAAATTACATCTGTTGCTAACACACAAATTACTGGCAATATCATTTCGTCCCAAATTACATCTGTTGCTAACACTCAGATTACAGGCAATATTGTTGCTTCACAAATTACATCTATCGCTAATACACAGATTACCGGTTTAATTACTGCAACTCAAATCGCTTCAACAGTAGCAGTTAATAGAATCATTAATGGTGCGATGATGATTGACCAGAGAAACAATGGCGCAGAGGTTAATCCTGCGGTTGCTTCTACATATTATCTTGATAGATGGTCAGTTACATCTAGCGCCGCGTCAAAATTTAAAATTGGCCAAAACGCTGGCTCTGTGACACCTCCAGCAAATTTCATAAATTATTTAGGATGTACTTCTTTATCTGCTTATACTGTTGGTACAAGTGAAATATTTGGAATTAGACAAATTATTGAAGGATATAATATAGCAGATTTGAATTGGGGAACAGCAAACGCAGCAACAGTAACGCTTTCTTTTTGGGTGCGTTCAAGTCTTACTGGCACATTTGGTGGAGCTTTAAAAAATAGTGCAGGAAGTAGAAGTTATCCTTTTAGTTATACTATTTCATCTGCTAATACTTGGGAGCAAAAATCTATAACTATTTCTGGAGATACAAGTGGAACTTGGTTGACCACAAATGGCATAGGATTACAAGTTTTTTTTAGTATTGGTACTGGCGCAACAGTATCAGGATCTGCTGGAGCATGGAGTTCTACAAACTATAGTTCAGCCACAGGCGCAACATCTGTTGTAGGTACAAACGGCGCAACTTTCTACATCACAGGCGTACAACTAGAAAAAAGTTCAACTGCGTCAAATTTTGAATTTAGAAATTATATTACTGAGTTGGCTTTGTGCCAACGCTATTACGAAACTGGCTACAACGCTATGTGGGGAAGAAGTGAAAATCCTATGGGTTGTTGGACTGCTTTCAAGGTTACCAAGAGAGCCGCCCCAACTATGGCGTACAGTAACTTTACCCAACTAGGTGGTGCTGGTACATGTTCACTTAATGGTACTTCCTATGGCCCCACAACCGATGGATTTTTGGTCACTTGTAGCACCACTGTCGGAACAAACCAAGGGTTTTCTGTTCAATGGACTTCGGATATAGAGTTATAAAATGTATAAACAATTAATTATTCCCGGAACACAAGAAATTTCTCAGAACACTATTCGTCTGTTAGTAGAAGGCGCTCATGTGGAAATCCCATTCGACCACGCCAACAGAGACTATCAAGAATATTTAAAGTGGCTTGCTGAAGGCAACACACCTTTACCTCCGGATGAACACAATTAAGATATGGAATCTAAAATTATACAAGTTATGCCTGCACATATGTTCACCTATGATGGTGCTACAGTGAGTGTATATCATGCAAATAAAGGTGAAGGATTACCTAAGCATCAACATAGTTATAGTCATCGCAGTATAACGAAGGTGCTGGTGCTGGTGGTGGCACAGCAATGAAAATAATTTCTGGTTTAACTCCAGGTAATACCGTAACCGTAACTATTGGCGCAACTGGAAGTGGTAACGCTGGAACTGCTGGAATCGTAGTCGTAGAATACTAAGTTTAGATTACCTGTTTGACTAAATAGTGTATCAACGCACTAGGAGTGTCAAATGGCAGGTTTCGCAGAAATTACTATTGAGCAGGGTGCTGACTACTCAACCACTATTACTGTAAATGATTCATCAGGCACCGCACAGAATTTAACATCATACACCGCAGCATCACAAATCCGAAAGTCATATTACTCAACAACAGCAACAAGTTTTGTTGTTTCTATTACAAATGCAGCTAATGGTCAAATAACAACTTCAATGACCTCTTCTGTAACGGCTAATTTAACTCCTGGTCGTTATGTTTATGATGTTGTAATCACTAGCCCTGCAAATACAAAAACTAGAATTGTAGAAGGTATTGCCACAGTTCTTCCATCTGTTACTAGGTAATAATGGCAAACACTATTATACTGGCGGCTAATACCTCCATTATTCAACTAAAGCAAAACAAAACTTTAGTTACGCAAACTACTGGTACAGCAACGGCTGATCCAGTAGCAAGACTTGATGCATCGGCTGCTTTTGCTAAAGCCAACGCTGCAAATACTTTAGCACAATCTGCATACGATGCAGCGAATGCAGCCGGCTCAAGTGCGCTTACTCAAGCTGCATTTAATAAAGCAAACACCGCTAATGTAACAGCGGAAGCCGCATATTCAAAAGCCAATAGCGCAAACAGTCTCGCACAATCGGCATATGATAAAGCAAATACACCAGGTTATACTAACGCTAATGTTGCTAATTATTTACCAACATATGGTGGTAATGTCAATGCAATCACGGTGTTCAGTAACACTAATATTGCTATTCAGGGTAAAAATTGGGTACAATTGCAATATAATCCAGACGGTACTCCACATGAACAAGTCAGTATAGGAACAGGTTCTTGGTTTTATTTGGACTCTTCTGGAGCAGCGTTTGAAAGTAACACCACTGGATCAGTTAAAACACTTCAATTTAGCAACAAAGGTGATGTTGTTGCATCTGGTAATATAACAGGTGTTAATATTATTGGTAATGGTAGTCAACTAACTAATATTCCTCCTAGTATCGTAGCAAACTCAGGATTTAATAAAGCAAATGCAGCTAATGTTCTTGCACAAGCCGCATTTGATGCTGCAAATACAAAATTATCTGCTACAGGCGGTACACTTTCAGGTGATGTTACTGTAACTGGTAATCTGACTATTATAGGTAATACTGTTTATGCAAATACAGAAAAGGTATTAATCAAAGATAACATTATCACGCTGAATGCAGCCATCAGTCAATCTGGCACACCTGCGTCAAATGCTGGTATAGAAGTAGATCGTGGCACACTAGCGAATTCATATTTGCTTTGGGATGAAACAGGTGATAGATGGGTTTTTTCAAATGATGGTGTAACTTATTATCCAATAGCAGATGGTGACAGATTAAATAGTGCATTTTCACAAGCAAATGCCGCTAACATATTAGCACAATCGGCATATGACTATGCCAACAATTTAGTTAGTGGTGGTTCATCAATAGACAATTATGCAAGATCAAAAGCAAACGCGGCTAATGTTTTAGCACAAGCCGCATTTGATGCAGCTAATAGTGCTGGCAGTACCGTCACTGGTAATACAATAAACTTAGGTTCAAATACAGTTGGACAACTAATTAGTAATGCAGTTACACTCACCACATCAACAAAAGTTACAGATGGTTTAGCATTGTTGAATAATGTTTTAGGTAAATTAGTACCTGCATCTCCAACAGCATTCCCTGGTTCAACAACTTTGAGCATCAACAGTTTGTCAACTTATCGTATGACAAATTTTGCTCAAACAGATAGAACAACAACAGGTGGTAAATCTGTTGCTGGTGGTTCTACAGTAACTTCGGTTCGTAGAGCATCTTCATATACAACAAATACATTTAATGATTTAGGTCCAGGTGACTCTGGTACAATTACGATATTTAAAAATAACGTTGCTACTGGTAATGTCACATTTACTTCTGCAAGTGCAAACTCAACAAATGGTGAGATAATTGTCACAGACAGTAAAGATTATGCTTTAGTCACAGGTGCAGCAGCAGGATTTTGGAGAAGTTTTGATGTTCAAGGATCAGGTACAGTTTCTTCAGGCTGGAATGAAATCTATATTGCTCACACCGGTGCAGGCAATACTACAACTGTTTCTTGGTATTATGACGCATCAGCACCAGGCACGCCAACATTTACTTCAGCAAGCATGGTACCTTTATCTGAAGTTTTATATTATTCAAGTACAGTACCACATTATACAAGTTCAACTACATTTAAATTAGGTGCAAATGTATCTAAGTTAAGTGGTGATATGTTTCCAACAAGCAACACATTCTTAACTGGTACTGCTGGAGGAGCATTTAGCGCACCAGCAAGTAACACATATTCAGGTGTTGGTATAACTTATCCACTAGCACAAAATCTATATGTCTCAAGTGGTAACGTTACGGTGAATACCACTGCTTCAGTAATATCAGGGTTTGGTTCTTCTTCTACTGGTCCAAGCATTACTGTAGATAATAGTTACAATACAGGTACACAAGTATTTACAACGGCACTTGCAAACACTGTACTATATAAAACAGGTAATACAAGTTCAAATACTGTGATCGCTGGAGAAGATAATATTTTCTTTGGCTCTACTGTTGGTGTTGGTTCAGGTGTTGCTGCTAGGATTGTAAATCCAGGTTCAACGGATACTCCTGCACAGTCTGCAAGTGCCTCATTGTTTAATAGCCAATCGGGTACATTACAGAGTTATGATGCTACACTTGTTGCTGGTGTACTGAAACATGACCAAACAAATTATGCATCAGGTTATTTACCTGTAGGACCAAATTTAAGTTCTGGAAGAACAGGCGCACAATACTTTACATTTAAATTTGTGAGAACATCAGTATCTAAATTTGATATTCAGTTTACAGGAACGATTGCGGGAATGTGGGTTGCTTTACCAGGCAGTTCAATTGATACAGCAGCAGCAGCTACAAATGGATGGATTGATATGTCTATTGCATATGGTGGTTCTGGTGTACCGTCAAGCGGTGCTTCTGTTGGTGGTGTAGTCACATTGAATTCATCAGTTACAAATCACAGAAAAACTTGTACATTTGGTACGGTATCCAGTTCAAGTACAGCAACAAATGAAATTTATGTTCGTATTAAACTTACAAGCGGTCAAACTGTAACTGCTTTATCATTACAGGCTCCGAGCAACTAATGGCATACACTGACGCACAGAAAGTAGATTTACTCTACAAGAAATTATCAGGTGTCGCAAAGACAGATACTAGCTCAAATAAAGGTGCTAGTAATGAGGCTAATTCTAGTCCAACATTAATTCGTTTAGATACGGTATGGGATTATTCTAGCCAAATTCCTTCTACACCACCCGCAGCGAATACAAGTATCGTTACATTACACCAAACAACAAAAGCAATTCAATGTTCAGCAGACGTTACAACAACTCCTACCAGTAGTGTTTATCCAACTTGGCAGACACAGCTAACAGATTGGATTCCACCTGAATTTGGCAGTGGATATTTTATTAAAGTTTATGCAGATAGTGCTGGTGTTGCTAATGCTGTTGCCACAGGAACACAATTATCTGATGCTGGTATAGCAGGAGTAGGAGAATGGTTTTTTGACTACCAAGCAGGAATATTAAATTTCGTAGGTTCATCACCTATTCCTGCTGCATTAACTTCATCTAAAGTAATCTATATTACTGGTTATAGGTATACGGGAAGTAAAGGATTAACTACCTTGAACGGTGGAAATTTCTAAATATAGCATAAATATAAATAAATTGCATCTGCAAAAAATAATAAGATCCATTTACTAAGGACAAAAAAATGGCAAATACCGTTATTCAACTTAAGTACTCTGACGCGACAGCAACACCGACTACGCTAACATCAGGCGAAGCCGCTTATTCTAATAATTCCAATAAATTATTCATAGGTTTAAGCGACAATTCTGTAGTAGCAATTGGTGGTAAATATTACACTGATATTATTGATGCTGCTACTAATGCGAATACTAGTAATACGCTGGTCAAGAGAGATTCTCTTGGAATGTTTTCTGCAACCGCAGTTAAAGCATCGTTGTTTGGTAACGCTAATAGTGCTACTGTTCTTCAAAACGCTCGTAACTTTGGTCTTACTGGTCCTGATATCACATCTAGCAACATTGGATTTGATGGATCCTCTGCTATAACTTTACAAGCAAACCTTTCAAACACTGGCGTTACTGCTGGTACATATGGTGGACAAACACAGATTCCTACTTTTGCTGTTGATGCAAAAGGTCGTATTACTTCTGCTGCTAACGTAGCGATTTCAACTGTTCTAGCGTTTGCTGGTGATAACGGTTCAGGTAATGTAACTCTTCTTTCAGATACTTTCACTATCACTGGTGGTGTAGGTATCGATTCATATGCTTATGATGCAAACAATACTGTTGTTCTGTCTGTTGATAACACAGTTATTCGTACAACAGGTAATCAGACAATCACTGGTAACACGACCATTCAAGGTAACTTGTATGTAACAGGTAATACCTTTACTGTTGGTGTAACAAACCTTGATGTTACAGACTCAATTATCAATCTTGCTAACGGTAACTTCTTTAGCGATACACTAGACATTGGTCTTGCTGGTTCGTACAACAACGGTGTTAATGCACACGTTGGTTTCTTCCGTGATGCAGAAACAAAAGAATGGTATGCTTTTGAAGGATACACACCTGATATCACTGCAAACAGCATCAACGTTTCTCACTCATCTTTTGCAACTTCAAACATCAACGCAAGTTACTTCAAAGGTAATATCATCTCGCGTGGTGTTGATGTTCAAACATTTGCTGCTGCTGGATATACTCAAGCAAACACAGCATTGACTGTTGGTAGTGCTGCATTCAGTAAAGCAAACGTAGCAAATACAATCGCTCAAGCAGCATACGATTTTGCTAATACACTATCTGGTGGTTCTTCTACAGACGGTTACGCAAGACAAACTGCTAATGCAGCGTTCGCTCAAGCCAATGCTGCTTACGATAGAGCAAATACAGATGTAACAAGCATCACAGTCTCTTCAGGAGATTATGGTGCTCCTTCAATAGTACCAGTATTTCACCTAGAAGCAAATGGTCGTATCAATTCAATTTCAAATACCTCTATCGCAATTGGTGCAAGTGCAATCACAAGCGGTACATTACCAATTGCCCGTGGCGGTACAAATAATAATACATTCACAGCAAATCAACTTGTTAATTATGACGGTACTAAACTTGCTTCTCTTGCTAATGCTTCATACACATTATCTGGTGCATTTTCAACTAGCAACACAATTACATCACTAACTGTTGATGGTTATGGTCGTGTAACTGCTGCAACGGGTGATATAATTGCAATCGCTGCTTCTCAAATTACATCAGGTACACTTGGTGTTGTGAGAGGTGGTACAGGAGCATCTTCATTCACCGTTAAGGGTGTTATTGTTTCAGATAATTCATCATCAACAGGTGCATTAAGTTCATTAACTTCTTCAACAGAAGGACATATTTTAACAATCAACGCTTCAGGAGTACCAACATTTGCTTACCTAACAGGTGGCTCATTCTAAACTTATTATGAAAAGGAATATATTATGGATGCAGATTTTATTAATGTTTATACCGAGGTCTTGCTTGAAAATGCTGAAGCTGTCATAAGACAAAACTTCATGCTTCAAGCAAGACTCAAGGTGATGGAAAAAACTCTTGAGGAAAAAGAAAAGACAAAACAGCAATTTGAACAAAGTATATTAAATAATGATACGGAAAAAGAAGGTTTAAGAAACACTGTAGACAGATTGAATAATCAAATTGCTGAATTGCAAAATAAGGTTGATTCGTTTAAAAGAGACAATGATTCGTTAAATAGTCAGATTGCAGATTGGCAAAATAGAGCAAATTCATTTGAATCAGATGCTACAATTGAAAAGCAAAGAATTCAACAAGCATACAATGATAGCCAAAAAACAATCTCTTCTTTGACGACGGAAAAAGATTCTTTGAATAAGCAGATTACTGAATTACTATCACAAATAGAATCTTTAAAACCAAGTCAAGTTATTACAGAAGAATCTAAAGTTACAAAGCGTAAACCAAAGAGTGAAGTTGTGATTGATGAAACAGGTGGAAGCAGCAAGATAAATACCACAACATCAACCAGAACTGAATTCGGCGGAACGTTTTAGTGGCAAACACAGTAATACAACTTAAATTTTCTACCGTTGCATCCAATACTCCTTCGGAGTTGGCCAATGGAGAACTTGCTATCAACTCCGCTGATGGCAAGTTATACTATCGCACTCCAAGCGGTAGTATAACATATTTAAATGCAACATATCCCGCAGGTCTAACAACCGAAGTCCAGTTTAATGATGCTGGATCTATAGGTTCTAATTCTGGATTTACGTTCAGTAAGTCTAGTCAATTATTAACAGTTACAGGTTCAGCAAATATTGGTGGTATGAATATCGTACCAACCATAACGTCTGCATATGCTTTTGCAAATACGGTTAACATCAAAACAGATGCCGCATTTACAAAAGCAAACTCAGCCAATATTTTAGCACAAGCAGCATACGATTTTGCTAATACACTTTCGGGTGGAACTTCTTCTGATGGTTTTGCAAGAGCAACAGCAAACGCTGCATTTGATAAAGCTAACTCTGCAAATATTTTTGCACAAGCTGCATTCAATCAAGCAAATTCAGAACCTATTGGTTCAGCAGCATTCACAAAAGCTAACTCTGCAAATATTCTTGCACAAGCTGCATTTGATTATGCAAATACTTCTGGTGGAACATATGCGACTGCCGCATTCGCAAAGGCTAATGCTGCAAATGTACTAGCACAATCTGCATACAATAATTCCAACACAAAGTTCGCATCAGCTGGTGGTACAATTTCTGGTGATGTTACTCTTACAGGTAATTTAATACCAACAACAGATAATGTTTATTACTTAGGTTCTACTACAAAACGTTGGCGTTCTATCTTTGTTGGTGCTAATTCTATTGACGTTGGTGGTATTGTTATCAGTAACTCAGGTGGTTCAGCATCACTTTCTGGCGCAACAGATTTTGCGTTGCCTGATAGTCCAGTTCCTTCTCTTGGTACATTATCAAATACAGCAAACGCGGCATTCGCTCAGGCTAATGCCGCAAATGTACTAGCACAAGCATCATATACATGGGGTAACACGGTAAATATATTTACTCAATCAGCATTTACGAAAGCGAATACCGCTAACACAACTGCTGAAGCAGCATATGCTTGGGCTAATACAGTCAACATCTTCACTCAGTCTGCTTATGCAAAAGCAAACGCAGCTAATGTTTTAGCACAAGCAGCATTTGATAATTCAAATACAAAATTCGCAACTGCTGGTGGTACAATCACCGGTAACGTAACTATTTCAAACGGTAGAGATTTAACCGTTACCGGTAACTTGTATGTTCAAGGTAATACTGTATCTCTGAACACATCAACACTTGATGTTGTTGATGCTTTAATCACACTTGGATCAGGAAATTATACAACCGATATTTTAGATATCGGTTTTGCTGCACACTATAACGCAGGAACAAACGCACACACCGGTCTGATTCGTGATTATGGAACTAAAGAGTGGTATTTCTTTAAAGGTTACACTCCTGAATTATCAGGCAACAATAACATCAATCTTAATGATGCATCTTTTGCAACCGATAATGTTAATGCAAACTTCTTCAAAGGTAATTTAATTGGAAGCACTGTTGTTACTACTGGTAACGTAAGTGCAAATTATTTTGTAGGTAATGGTAGTGCATTAACAGGTATTGCAAGAGCATCTTATGCTGATTCTGTTGCAAATGGAACTTCAAACGTTAATATTGTTACTGCGAATGGTAACGTAACAATCGCGGTTGGTGGTGTTTCTCCAATAGTTACTATTGCAAACACTGGCATCATAACAACAGGCAACGTAACTGCGAATTATTTTAGTGGCAATGGTAGTTTATTGACAGGTGTTGCCAGAGCATCTTATGCTGATTCTGTTGCAAATGGAACTTCAAATGTAAACATCGTTACTGCAAATGGCAACGTAACGATTGCTGTTGCTGGTGTATCACCTGTTGTTACAATAGCAAACACTGGATTATTCACTAGTAATTTAATCTCAAGTGGTTATATTCAGTTTGCAGATGGAACTAAACAGTATACAGCGAATGCTGGAAGTGGTAGTGGATCAGGTACTGCTAATACAAGCGGTTGGTTAGCGAATAGTGTAATCTTCGCAAACGCAACTGGATATCTATCCAACACAAATAATTTACAATTCTTCTCATCAAACAACGTATTACAAGTTACGACACTTACCACAGTAGGAACAAGCGGTAACATCACAAACGTAAATTATATTTCTGCCAATGGTATTACAACGACAGGTAGTTCTGGTAATATCTCAGGCGTAAACTTTGTTTATTCTAATGTGCATGTTGCCAATACAGGCGGTTATTTCCAGTTTGCTGATGGTACAAAACAATATACAGCGAATGCTGATTCAGGTGCATATGCGTTTGCTAACACAGTAAATATCAAAGTAGATTCTGCATATGCATTCGCTAACATTGCAAACATTAAAGTAGATTCTGCATATGCATTTGCAAATACTGTAAATATTAAAACTGATTCAGCATATGCATTTGCTAACACAGTAAACATTAAAACTGATGCAGCATTCACTAGAGCAAATACTGCTAATACTACTGCTGATGCTGCATTCAGCAAAGCAAACGTAGCAAATACAATCGCACAAGGTGGCTATGATAAAGCGAATGCTGCTAACGTTCTTGCTCAAGCGGCATTTAATGCAGCCAATTCTTCAAGTGGTTCTGCTGCTGCATTTGATTTTGCCAATACAGTAAACGTTAAAGTTGATTCAGCCTATGCATTTGCTAACACAGTAAACGTTAAAGTTGATTCAGCCTATGCGTTCGCTAATACTGTAAATATTAAGACTGATGCCGCATTTACTAAAGCTAATTCTGCTAACGTATTAGCACAAGCGGCATTTAATGCTGCTAACTCAGCCGGTGGTTCAGCATCTCAAGCAGCATTTGACAAAGCTAATTCTGCTAACGTATTAGCACAAGCGGCGTTTGACAAAGCAAATACTGGTGGTGGCGGCGGCGGTTCTTCTGTAAGCATCAGTGATGCACCACCAACTTCACCCACAGCAAACAGTTTGTGGTGGCAGAGTAACACAGGTATTCTAAAAATTTATTATACAGACGCAGATTCATCTCAATGGGTTGATGCATCACCACCAAGCGGTGGATCATCAACCACAGATGTGTTGAGTCCATTCTTACTGATGGGAGCATAAGGAACAACAAATGGCTATCGCATACAAAATACTAGGGCAATTAATTTCAACAGCAAATACTGCTGCTAACTTATATTCAGTTCCAGCAGCAACAAGTACCGTTATCAGTACCGTTTGTGTATGTAACCAAGCAAATAGTGCAGCAACATTTAGAGTAGCAGTTCGTCCTGTTCTTACTGCATTAGGTTCACAACACTATATCAATTTTGATACACCAATTCCAGGTAACGATACTATTACGTTGACTTTAGGTATCACGATGGGAAATACTGATGTTATGGTTGTAAATGCATCAACAAGTAACATTAGTTTCTCTGCATTTGGCAGTGAGATTACCTAATGGCAACAAGAACAGGCAGCACTCGCCGCACTTCAGCGTTCAGTGCAATTTCTAGCGGTGCTCAACCAAGCCCAACAATTTCTAGTGTTGTTGTAACAGACAGCAACTATGTTGAGTTGGATGATACTGCTGTTGGTACAACAGGTGGCTACATTAAAATAAAAGGTTATGGTTTTGTCGCAAACTCTAATGTTTATTTTAATGGAGCCACAATAACAAACACTTATGTTAGTTCAACAGAATATCGTGCAGTAATTCCAGCAACAACAGCAAATACTTATACACTGATGGTGTTTAAAGGTGCGTCATCAGGTGCAATCTATTATTCTGGTATTGCCACATCAGGTTTTCCATCTTTTACTTCTACATCTTATACTAATACTGGTACTGACGTTAGTATTCAATTACTGGCAACTGGCGATGCACCATTAACTTATACTTTATATTCAGGTGCGTTACCATCTGGTGTATCGTTGGCGGCTAATGGATTGATTTCGGGTACAATAACCGGATCAAGTACAAATACAGTAACGTTGTTAGTCAATGATGGGCAAAATCAAACAACACAACAAGACATAACAATAACTCTTACTGGAACAGATCTGTATTTTAATAGTACCGTTTTATTGATGAATTCTGAATCATCAGGTAATACATTTATCAATGATGCAAGTAATAATGCATTTGAAATTTCTACGGTTGGAACTTTTCGCCCATATAAATTTAATCCACACACTCTTGGATACTATAGTTGCTATTTTGATGGAACAGGCGATTACATAACATCTTCAAATACTTCATCTGTGAGTATGGGTTCAGGAGATTTCACAATTGAATTTTGGATGAATGTTTTAAGCAGTACAGATCCTCAACGTATCGTTAATAGTTGGGATACATCTACTGTAAGTTGGGCAGCATGGGAAGTTGGTTGTAATGGAACTACTGTGTTTTTTGATGTTAGTGCAGCTGGTGCATCTGCTGCGGTAAATATTAATACTGCCACAATAACTAGAGGTGTATGGTATCATGTTGCTTGTGTGAGAAACGGAAACGTATTTACAATTTATATTAATGGAACTGCTTCTGCCACTGCAACCGCATCAGTGACATTACAAGCAGCAAATAGGGTAACCATAGGTGCTAGAAATAGCGGTAGTACTTATCAAGAATTTTTTAATGGATGGTTAAGTAATCTTAGAATTACTAAATCTGCTGTTTATACCGCAAACTTCACACCATCATCTACAACAACATTAACTGCAATCGCAAACACTCAACTATTAGCTTGCCAAGCCAATCGTTTTATTGATACCAGTAATGTTGCATCTACTTTAACACCAAATGCTGATGTTGCAATTGCAGCAGCACATCCATTTACTCCTAATACAACATATAGTTTATATGGCAGTACCTATTTTGATGGTAGCACAAATTATCTTAGCGTTCCTGATAGTACGGGATTTGATTTTGGTAGCGGAGATTTTACAGTAGAAGCATGGATATATCGCGCAAGCGGAAGTAATAGAACGGGTTCTTGTGTTCTTGCTCAATCAATTTCTGGTGCATCTTCAAACTCAGCAACTTTTTTTGGAGCAGGTAGTGATGGACTTTCAATATATCTTTCTACTTCAGGCACTGCTTGGACTAATAATATAGAAACTGGTGTTGCTCCAACCAATAACAGTTGGTCACATGCAGTATGGCAAAGACGTTCAAATACTTTAGAAATTTATTTAAATGGAACACTCCAAACTGTTGTTTCTGGTACTGCTGCATTTAGTGGAACTGTATATAATTCTAGTAGAGCAGTAACAATTGGTTCACAAAGTGGAGGTGCATTCTTTACAGGATATATTTCTAATTTAAAAGTCACTAAAGGCGTTGCTCTTTATTCTGCAACATTCACACCAAGTTCTACTCCATTTACTGCTGATGCAAATACACAACTATTAACTTGTCAAACGAATTTAGCCGCTACCTCTAAAGCCATCGTAGACGGAAGTAATTACGATAGTACAATAACAGTATCAGGCAACACAGCAATAGGTTCATTTAGTCCATATTCTCTTACAGGATGGAGCAATTACTTTGATGGAAACGGTGATTATCTAACCATAGCATCAAATACTAACTTTGCAATTGCTTCTGGAGATAATTATACAATTGAAGCATGGGTAAATTATAATGGTAATGCAGCAGGTGCTATATTTCAAACAGATACAAATATTTCATCAACTACCAGTACTCTTTGGGTTGGATATAGTGGTGGTTTAATATATGTTTCTAAACACGGTGCAGGACAAGGCACTCAACTTACATATGCATGGACTCCATCTGCTGAAAGATGGTATCATATTGCTGTATCAAGAAATTCAGGAACATTAAGACTTTTTGTTGATGGTGCTTTAGCTAATACCGTTTCAGATTCAACTACTTATTCTCAAAGTGGTGTTGCTATCGGTGTGATTACAACACCTACTTACATGACTGGATATATTTCTAATCTTAGATTTATAAAAGGTACAGGACTTTATACCGCTGCATTTACTCCATCAATAACACCTTTAACTGCTGTTGCTAATACTATATTATTAACTTGTCAAAGTAATCGTTTTATTGATAATAGTAATAACGCATATTCAATAACCGTTAATGGTGATACTTCAGTAAAACCATTTTCACCATTTGCACCTACATCCGATTATGCAGCAAATACTGTTGGAACATCACTCTATTTTGATGGAACAGGTGATTTCATAACATCAAGTTATAGTATAAATTGGAGTACTTTTGGTTCTTATACTATGGAATTTTGGGTATATCACACCACATTATCTGGAACTAATCAAACATATGCAAGTACGGGTGATACTGGATATACTAACTTTTATATTTACACTGATGGAAGAATTGGAGTAGGTATTCAAGGAACAAATGAAATTGCAAGTACAGCCGGCGCTATGACTGCGAATCGTTGGAATCATGTTGCATATACTTATGATGGAACAACTACTAGAATATTTGTTAATGGCACTTCTGTCGCATCTGGAACAACGGCTGTTTATTCTAACAACTCAGCCTCATTAAGAATTGGTCAAGGTTTAAGTGGTCTACCAATTGCCGGATATATCGCAGATTTTCGTTTGACAAGAGGTCAAGCAAGATATACAGCCGCATTTAGTGTTCCAACTTCACCCGTTACACTAACATCAAACAATACAATAGCATTATTCAATCAATCACCTGGTGTTGTAGATTACTCAGGTAGAAGTATTATTGAAACTTTAGGTGATTCTAAAGCATCTCAAGCAATTGAAAAGTTTGGCACACGTTCTTTGTATTTTGATGGAACTGGAGATTTAATGATTATACGAAATGATCCGTTATTCAATTTTAGTAAAGGAGACTTTACGATTGAATTTTGGATCTATCGTTCTGCAACAGGTGATTTTATGCCTGTTGCGAAAACAATTTCCGGACAATTTGGATCGTGGTATATGGAATTCACTAGTGCAACTAGTACACTAAAATGGAATTCTTCAACTACTGGAGCATCTAATGATATGTTCAATGGTGTCTCTATGGGAACATTACCTAGTTTAAGTACTTGGTATCATGTTGCTATGGTCAGATATGGATCAGCATTTACTGGTTATATCAATGGAACTGGAACTTCAGTAGGAACAAGTGCAGGCACAATATATAATTCTTCTTATGATTTAACGATAGGTGCATTAAAAGGATCAGCATCATATAATCTCAATGGTTATATTGACGATTTAAGAATAACGAAATATGCAAGATATGTTGGCAACTTTAGTGTTCCAACATCTCCATTCTTAACAAGATAAATAGAACACTATGGCAATTAATTTTCCAGCAAGCCCAACTGTCGGACAAACATTCAACTCAGGATATAACACATATACTTGGGATGGAAGGTCTTGGACTACAGCAGGCGGTGGTAGTGGCGTAACCATTTCTATTGGTGATAGTAAACCTACTGGTGTTACTGCTAACAGTTTATGGTGGCAAAGCAATACGGGTATGTTAAAAATCTATTATACAGATGCAGATTCATCTCAGTGGGTTGACGCAATCCCTGTAGCAAACACAGCATCATTTGCAACAACAGGTAAATCTATTGCAATGGCAATAGTATTCGGAGGATAAAATGGCAGCACCAAATATTGTAAACGTAACAACAATTACTGCTAAGACTAACGTAGCAAACTTGACTAATGCAGTATTTTCAAGTGCCAATATTTTAACAAATGCTGCAAGTAGTGGGCAAGTTTATAAACTAAACGATATCTTAGTTGCAAATTATACAGGAACTACTGTTCTTGCAAATGTTGTTTTTAATAAAAGTGGATCTGGTCCATTTTATTTGGCAGGTGCAATTTCTGTACCCGCAACATCAACACTTGTTGTTTTAGGAAAAGACACTTGTATATACATGGAAGAAGGTGATGTGTTACAAGCAAATGTTTCATCAAATAATGCAGCACATCTAGTAGCATCTTATGAAATTATAAGTTAAAATGAGAACAAGAGGAAATAGAGGAATAATTGGACCTCAAACATTAGTCACCACTTCTAGTGGTTCTGGTGTACATAGCATTTATGATGCACAACAATTAAAAGGTGCTGGCACATGGCCACTTTTTGTTCTTCCTGTTACTCCAACAGTAGAATATTTGGTTGTTGCAGGTGGTGGTGGCGGTGGTGGTAGCACATCAGCAGATAAAGGCGGTGGTGGCGGTGGTGCGGGTGGCTATAGAGCCAATACTGGATATACTATCACTGCTAATAGTGCAATCACAGTTACAGTAGGTGGAGCAGGTAGTGCAGGATCTGGTGGTGTTGGAGGATCCGGCACTTCTAGTGTATTCGGTACAATAACATCAAATGGTGGTGGTGGCGGTGGATATGGTACTGGAGGACAAGGCACCGGTAGAAGCGGCGTAAACGGTTTATCAGGTGGTAGTGGCGGTGGTGGCGGTGGCGGTATAACGAATGGTGGTACTGGAAATACTCCATCAACAACACCAAGTCAAGGAAATAATGGTGGTGCATCAACAGCAGATCCATCAGGTGGTGGTGGCGGTGGTGGAGCAAATGCGGCTGGTACTGCTGCATCAACTTCAAATGGATTTGCAGGTGGTGCTGGACTGTTTTCAACAATCAGTGGAGCGAATACAGGATATGCTGGTGGCGGCGGTGGTGGTGCGTATGTAGGACCAGGTACTGCCGGTACAGGTGCAGTATCATATGGTGCTGGTAGCGGAGGAAGTCCTGGCGGAACAGCAAATACAAATACAGGTTCGGGTGGTGGTGGAGGGCAAGCAGGAGGTTCTGGTGGTGCAGGTGCTTCAGGTATCGTAATTATACGTTATTCAAACACTTATGCTAATGCTAACACTACTACTGGATCTCCCACCTTTACAAATGATGGTACATATAAAATATATATGTTTACTGGTTCTGGAACAATAACGTTTTAAGAGGAAAAAATGGCACATTTTGCACAACTTGATGATAATAATATAGTGACACAAGTTATTGTTGTTCACAATAATGAATTGATGCTTGATGGTGAAGAGTCTGAAGATAAAGGTGTTTTATTTTGTAAATCACTTTACGGCAGCGATACAAAATGGAAACAAACATCTTATAACGGCAGTTTTCGTAAAAACTATGCAGGCATTGGATACACTTTTGACAAAGACAGAAATGCATTTATTCCACCAAAATCATATAATAGTTGGGTGCTAAATGAAACAACTTGTCTTTGGGAAGCACCTGTTGCATATCCAACAGACAATAAAGTTTATGTTTGGAATGAAGATACTATTTCATGGCAAGAAATTGTAGAAACAGCACTATAAATAAAATATTATGGCACTTAATTTTCCATCAAATCCTTCCGTAGGTCAAACATATGTTTCTAACTACGCCACATATACTTGGGATGGATCATCATGGGCAACATCTGTAGTAGTAACTGCTTCAGGTGGATATCTTTTAAATAGTAATACAATTACATCTAATGTAACACTAGCATCTGGTTACAATGCATTAAGTGTTGGACCATTAACAATCGCAGCGAACGTTGTCGTAACGCAAGCGAATAGTACAAGGTGGTTAATCCTATGAGTAGCATTGTTATTGGAGGAGATACAAGCGGTTCTATCACTATAGCAGCTCCTGCGGTTGCTGGTTCAAACACGCTTACTCTTCCCGTGGGTTCTGATACTCTTGTAGGTAAAAATACTACAGACACTTTAGCGAATAAAACATTAACAAATCCAGTAGTATCAGGAAATATTACTGTTACTAGTCAAATAGCAATATCTAACGGGCAATCTTTTGTAAACTACACGGGCGCTAATGGTAACTCTGCTATAATCGTTACTGCTGCAAACACAAGAGGTGGTACAGGATATGCAGACTTCATACAAGCAACAAACACTTCTGGTGGTGCAACTAATCCAAACAAATATTTTAGATTGACCAGTACCGGTAGTATAGAAATTATTAATAGTGCGTATAGCACAACCTTACTGTCTTTGAGTGATACTGGTACAATGAGTGTCAATAGTGCATATCAGATTGCTGGTAAAAAAGCAGTCAACGGTCCTGCGTTTAGTGCTTATGCAAACGCTACCGGACAAACAATAACATCTGGTAGTCAACAAAAAGTTCTTTTCCAAACAGAAGAATTTGATACAGATAACTGCTATGCCAACTCACGATTTACACCAACAATAGAAGGTTACTATCAACTGAATGCTGAAGTTCGTTTAGATGGAGCATCCGGTACTGGTGAAATGATGATTGTTCTTTACAAAAACGGAGCAGAACACAAACGCGGCACAAACCAATCGGGCACACAAATTGCCGCAAACTTTTGGGCAATGCAAGTAAGTTCTGTAGTATACGCAAACGGCACTAGTGACTACTTTGAAATATATGTTCAACAGGGGTTGGGATCGAACGTAACTGTTACAGCAGTAAATGCTGCTGCTATCACTTGGTTCAATGGTTGTATGTTGCGTGGTGCATAAAGATAACTTACGAATGCGTATAATAGATGAGTAAAAAAGGTTAAAGATGAGTTCAATACAAGCAGGAACACTAGCAGCAAACGCTATCGTATATTCAACAGATACGACAGGTAATCTTGTATTCAAAACGGGTGCTAGTGGTAATACTGCATTAACTTTAGATACTAACCAGTTAGCAACTTTTTCTAACGGTATTTCCGTAACAGGTAACGTTTCTGGTAATTTAACTGTTACTGGTAATACAACAACAGGCAATTTGACGATTACCGGTAGATCAACATCAAATTCTGCTGTTGTTGATAATGTTATAGTATCACCTTACACGGGCTTTAAAAACCGTATCATTAATGGTGCAATGTTAATTGACCAAAGATATGCTGGTGTAGCAGTAACAGTTAATAGTTCAACTGCAACGTATGGTTTAGATCGTTGGAGAGGATTTGGACAATCTTCAGCGGGTGTTTTTACTATTCAACAAAACGCAGTTGCTCCTTCAGGTTTTGCAAATTCCATCAACATAAAAGTTTCAACAGCAAACACAACAATTCCTGCTGCTGGCTTTTATACGCTTCAACAAGCGATAGAAGGATATAATATTTCAGATTTAAATTGGGGAACTTCTACAGCAAAAAATATAACTTTATCGTTTCAAGCAAACTCAAGCGTTACTGGAACTCATAGTGGATCTGTTAAGAACAGTGATGGTACAAGAAGTTATCCTTTCGCATATTCAATTGCATCAGCAAATACATGGACGCCTGTTTCTATAACTGTTCCTGGTGATACAACAGGTACATGGTTTACAAATACATCTATTGGTTTAACTCTTACATTTAATTTAGGATCAGGGCGTGTTGCAACAGCAAACGCTTGGGCTGCTGGAAACTATGATGGTGCTACTTCATCTGCTAACGTAATTTCTACAGCAGGCGCAACTTTCTTTGTTACTGGTGTTCAAGTAGAAGCAGGAAATACGGCCACTTCTTTTGAGTATCGTAGTTTTGGTACTGAAGTAAGTTTATGTCAAAGATATTATCAAAAATCTTTTTCTCTTGGCATCGCGCCAGTAGATGGTATCAGTCAAAGTACGACCGATGGCACTTCACTACATTTATTTAATTCTTATGATACAGGAAATGGTTTTTTCAGTCCAGTTTATTTTCAAACTAAAATGCGAACATCTCCTACAATCACATTCTTTAGATCAGGTAGTAATGGTGTAACGAATGGTGTTTGGGGTACATTTGATGCTGGGACTTGGACAAGTGTCACAAGTATATCGGTTACTACTTGTAATGATATGTCATTTCTTGCTACTGGCACTAGAACATCAGCATTTACAACCAAAACCGCATACATAGGTTCTGGTACTTGGACTGCTTCTTCGGAGTTATAAAATGTATAAAGAAATTAAAAATCCTATGACTAATGATATTAGTGTGATTAAACGTTTATCGGATGGAGCACAAATTCCTTTACATCCAAATAATACTGATTATCAAGAATATTTGCATTGGGTTGCACAAGGCAACACACCAGAACCAGCGGATGGGTAAAGAAAAATGGCACTTACATTAGACGGATCTTTAGGAATTACTTTTCCAGCAGGCGGTACAGCGAATACTACTGGTGCTGTTGTTGGTACCACAGATACACAGACGTTAACTAATAAAACATTAACAAGCCCAATATTCACATCACCCAATATAGGTGGTGCCATATTATCATCATATACAGGATTTAAAAATAGAATACTTAATCCATTGATGGCGGTTGACCAACGCAACGCTGGTGCAAGTCAAACTATTACCGCAGCGGCTGCTTTAGCATATACAGTAGACCGTTGGTACGCTTATTGTACTGGTGCAAACGTAACAGGCCAACGTGTTGCTGGTGCATATACCTCTTCACAGTACCGATATCAATTTACAGGTGCTGCATCAGTTACAGCGATTGGTTTTGGTCAGCGTATTGAAGCGGCTAATTGTTATGATTTAGCTAATACTACAGCAACATTATCTTGTTATATTTCCAATTCTTTATTAACTACTGTTACATGGACTGCTTACTATGCCAATACCGCTGATACATTTGGATCATTAGCAAGTCCAACGCGCACTCAAATTTCTACTGGCACTTTCACTGTTTCTAGTACACGGACGCAGTACACAACAAACATCAGTATTCCTAGTGCGGCTACAACTGGTATTGAAATTGTGTTTACTGTTGGCGCTCAAACATCAGGTACTTGGATCATTGATAGCGTTCAGTTGGAAGCAGGTAGTACAGCAACTAGTTTTGAGTACCGTTCGATAGGTACCGAATTAGCATTATGCCAAAGATATTTACCTGCAATTTCTTCTGCCAGCAGTGGCGCCACTATGTTAACTATTGGGTATGCTTCTTCAACTACTGCTGGAAAATTTACTTTTCCAAATCCGGTTACTGTTAGAACGCCTGCAACTGGTGTTGTTATTTCTTCAGCAGCACATTTTTTTCAATATCAAGTAGGCTTGGTAATTAATTGTACAGCAATAACGTTTAACTCTGCAGGCCCCGGTTTTAGTGCTGTAGATGCATCAGTGGCTTCAGGATTAACGGCGGCTGCACCTACCATGTTTGGCCCGCAATCAACTTCTGCTTTAATGTATTTTACTGGATGTGAGTTATGAGCGATCCTGTTTGGAAACTGGTTAAAAATTTCATGACAAACCAATATGATGTTGTCTGGCGTGAGTGGCCTGACGGTCGTCAAGAATCTTGTTTAGTTACCGCACCAGAGTATTTATCGTGGATCGCGCAAGGCAACACACCCCTACCAGCGGATGAATAAATAGACTACTATGGCTAAACCTACAACAAGAGAAGAATTCAAACAATACTGTCTTCGCAGACTTGGTCATCCAGTTATTCAGATTAACGTGGATGATGACCAAGTAGATGATCGTATTGACGATGCTTTATCTTTTTATGCCGACTATCATTACGATGGTACCGAAAAGATTTTTATGAAGCACATGATTACACAAGCAGACATTAATAGACGTTGGATTTATTGCCCAGATGCAGTAAATTTTGTCACTGGAGTTATTCCATTTGACCAATCCAACTCATCTATCAATATGTTTGATTTGCGTTATCAGTTACGCCTTCACGATCTTTATGACTTTACTTCTGTTTCGTATGTCTCATATGAGATTACGATGCAGCACATTCGTACATTGAATCTGTTGTTCTCAGGTACACCACAGTTTCGTTTCAATCGTCATCAGAACAAGCTATTCTTAGACATTGACTGGTCTGGTGATTTACATCCAGGCGATTATGTTATCGTAGAATGCTATCGCAAATTGATTCCTGATGTAGTCACACTTACCGGTACTGTAACAGGTAACACTTCGTCAAACACTATCATTGGTTATGGTACAATTTTTGACCAAGAAATTCTAGAGAACGATGTTATTGTACTAGCCGATGGACAAGAAGTTCAAGTTCGTCATATCAATACTGCAACACAAATGACAGTGATTAGCAATCTATCTGCTAACGTATCTAATGTTTCAGTTAGTAAGACTGGTATCACAGACATTTGGAATGATCGTTTCTTGAAACAATATGCAACAGCAAAAATTAAATACCAATGGGGTTCTAACCTTTCTAAGTTTGCTGGTATTCAAATGCCTGGTGGTGTAACATTTGATGGTCCAAGAATCATGCAAGAAGCGAATGAAGAAATTCTTAAACTAGAAGAAGATATGTACAACATGGGTAGCCTGCCAAGCGAGATATTCACAGGCTAATCGTGTCAACAAATTTCTATTTCAATAATTTTCCTGCAAACCAGATAACCAGTGAGCAATTGCTGGTCGAAGATTTGGTCATTGAAGCTATGCAGATTCATGGCATGGATGTATTCTACTTGCCTAGAGAGTTGAGAAGTGGAAGCGATTTTGATTTCCTATACGGTGAAGACACAGTAAAGAGTTATACTAAAGCATACAATCTTGAAATGTATCTAGAGAATGTCACTGGTATGGATGGTGAAGGTGATATCATGTCCAAGTTTGGACTTGAGATTCGTGATGAAATTACGCTTCTAGTTTCTCGCCGTAGATTTAAATATGCAACAGCAGCATCAAATTTATTTCGTCCCAGAGAAGGCGATTTAATTTATGTACCGCTAGTACAAAACTTTTTTGAAATTACTTCTGTAGAACATGAAAACGATCAAGCAATGTTTTATACATTAGGTCGTGGTCGTGGTAACAACGTCTATGTCTATGCACTCAAGTGCAAACAATTTGTGTTCTCTGAAGAATACATTCAGACTGGTGTTGAAGAAGTTGATGAACAGATTCGTGATGCATACAAGAGAACAGAACTATCAATGAATGCTGGTGGTTCAGGTACTTATTTGGTTGATGAGGTTGTATATCAAGGTACAAACTACAATAATTCTACATATCGTGCAACTGTACACTCATGGTATCCAACAACACGAAAACTAGATGTTGTTATGGTTCAAGGTGATTTTTCTGCGAACGCAAACACAATTGGTGTTAAAAGTGGCGCAACTTGGGTATCTTCTGCATCTGATGATACGGTGTTTGATAATAATGCATTTGAAGATATCGTTGACAATACAAGAATTCAATCGGAAGCTAATTCAATAATTGACTTCTCTGAGCATAATCCATTTGGTGAAGTATAATGCTTAATAATCCACATTTCTATCATCGCACGATTCGCAAAGTTGTTGTTGCATTTGGTACTGTCTTTAATGACTTATACGTTATTCGTCAATCATCAACAGGTCGTAATTTAGAAAAGTTTAAAGTACCACTGAACTATGGTGCAAAAGAAAAGTATATCGTTCGTTTAACAACTGATCCTACGCTTACCAAATCAATTGCAACAGTAGTTCCTAGAATTTCGTTTGAATTAACTGGCATGACTTATGATGAATCACGTAAGTTACCTTCTACACTTCGTAACTTTACCGCAAATACTTCAACATCAATCAATGCTCAGTTTGTTCCAGTGCCATATAACTACTCATTTTCAATGTCAATCTATGTGCGTAATACAGAAGATGGCGCACAGATTATGGAACAAATTCTACCGTTCTTCACACCAGACTATACGGTAACTCTTGATTTCATTCATTCAATGGGTCACAAATATGACATGCCTATCATTTTAAATTCTGTTTCCAATCAAACAGACTATGAAGGTGATATGATGTCAACCCGTTTGATTATTTGGAATCTAGAATTCACAGCAAAAGGATATGTCTGGCCACCTGTGCAGAATGCGGAAGTTATTCGTCAAGCTAATACAAGTGTTTACTATGAAACATCTTCAAGAAATTCACAGAAAGTTTATGTTGATTATGCAAACGGTGTGGGTTATTTTAATCAGACAGAAAATATTCATGTTGCAAACAGAGGTGTAACAGGACAAGTTGTTTATTTTAGCAACAACGATACTGGTGTTTTAATTGTAGATAATCTAAACAAACTACTAAAAGCAAATGATAAAGTGGTCGGTGATACTACAAATGCATCATTTACAATTACCACAATTGATACTAATCCATTGAAATCGGTGTTGATTGTAACTAAACCTGCACCTAATACAGCATTACCGAATCAAGCATTTGGATTTTCTGAAACAATATCTGAATACCCTAATATAACTTAATCATGTCTAAATTGAATGAAAAATTATCTGAGGTTCTTGATGTAGAACCTATTGAGATTGAATCTGCTCCTGTTGTGGCTAAAGACCATACAGAAGACGATGCTGAGTTTGCTCGTAAGAACATTCGCAATCTGATTGAAAAAGGTAATGTTGCTATGGATAATTTATTGATTGTTGCAAAAGAATCCGAGCATCCAAGAGCATATGAAGTTGCTGCTGGTTTTATTAAGAATTTATCTGACTTAAATAAAGATTTACTTGAAGTACAAAAACGTAAAAAAGACTTGACTGGCGAAACGCAAAGTGCAAAAAACATAAATGTAGATAAGGCAGTCTTTGTTGGATCTACAACCGAATTAGTAAAATTTTTAAAGAATAAGGACAATCATGGAACAACTAATTGAACAACTCAAAGTAATTTTAGGTACAAATTTTGGTCTGTATCTTAAAGCACACAACTATCATTGGAACATAGAAGGTAATAATTTTCCACAATATCATTCTTTTTTGGATAGTTTTTATAATTCTGTTTTTGAACAAACAGATAATATTGCAGAACATATTCGTGCATTGAATGCATATGCACCAGGTTCATTTACACGTTTCATTGAGTTGTCTGCTGTTGAAGAGGCAACAACAGTGCCTGATGCATTAACAATGATGACCAATTTAAAAAATGATAACGACAAATACATTATGCAGCTAAGAGCAGGTATCGTTGTTGCTGATGCTGCTGGTGAACCTGCTGTATCAAACTTTCTACAAGACTTGTTAGGTGCTCATCAGAAACATGGCTGGATGCTCCGTAGCATCGTGAAGTAATGTCTGACGGATATCTTGGTAATGACCGACTCAAAAAAGTCGGTGTTGAATTATCCTACACACAAGAACAAGTTGCAGAGATTTTAAAATGCACTGATGATCCAGTGTATTTTATTAGAAAGTATGTACAGATTGTAAACGTTGATTTGGGTCTTGTACCTTTTAATATGTGGGGGTTTCAAGAACAAATGGTTCGTGATTTTCATGCGAATCGTTTTTCAATCTGTAAGATGCCTCGGCAGGTAGGAAAAACAACCACAACAGTAGGTTATATGTTGTGGGCTGTTCTATTCCAATCCGATTATACTGTAGGTATTCTTGCGAACAAAGGATCGTTAGCAAGAGAGATTCTAAGCCGTCTTCAGAAAGCATATGAATATTTGCCTATTTGGCTACAACAAGGTATCGTTGTGTGGAACAAAGGTAACATTGAATTAGAAAACGGTTCAAAAATATTCGCATATGCAACATCTGCTGCTGGTGTTCGCGGTGGTACGTATAATTTAATTTTCTTAGATGAATTCGCATTTGTGCCTCATAACATGGCACAAGAATTCTTCACATCAACTTACCCTGTTATTTCTTCAGGTAAGACTACAAAGGTTATTATTGTTTCAACGCCAAACGGTCTGAATCAATTCTATAAGATGTGGACTGATGCGATAGAAGGTCGTTCTACTTACAAGCCAATTGAAGTGCATTGGTCTATGGTGCCAGGTCGTGATGCTGCATGGAAAGATGAAACGATTCGCAACACTTCTGAAGAACAATTTAGACAAGAATTTGAAACAGAATTCATTGGTTCATCTGCAACACTCATTTCTGGCGCTAAACTAAGAAGCCTTGCATTTCATAATCCATTATCTTCAGTTGAAGGACTTGACATATACGAAGAACCAGTTCAAGGTAAATTGTATATCTGTACCGTAGATTGTGCCGAGGGCGTAGACCAAGATTATTCAACAATTAATGTTATAGATGTATCACAAACACCGTATAGACAAGTAGCAAAGTATCGTAATAATAAGTTACCGTTATTATTCTTTCCAACGGTAATCTATTCTTTAGCCAGAAAATACAATGAAGCCTACGTTCTGATTGAAACGAATAACGTAGGACAACAAGTTGTTGACATTCTACACTATGAATTGGAATATGAGAATGTCTACAAACTTGAGCATCATCATATTAAAGGACAAAGTATTTCTGGTGGTTTCAAACGTTCTTCTTCTTTTGGCATCAGAACAACAAAGACAGTTAAAAAGATCGGTTGCGCTAACTTGAAAACGCTTATAGAGAACGACAAGTTAATTATCAACGATTTTGATACGATTGCAGAAATGAATACTTTCGTAAGAATTCGTGATTCATATGCAGCAGAAGAGGGAAATAATGATGACTTAGTTATGGGCTTAGTTATATTTGCTTGGCTATCCGCGCAGTCATACTTCAGAGATTCTACGAATATTGACATTCGCCGTGTACTACTCCAAGAAAATAGCACATTTGATGAAGAAAACCTGACTCCCGTTGGCATCATTGATGACGGTAGAAAAGAAGAAGTTATCAATGATGGGAAAGACATTTGGTCTACCCAAGGGTATTCTTCAACTTTCTAAATAACTAAATAGACAATCAAAACGAATTTGACCCATTCTACTAAAGGAGAAATCCAATGGCATTTCAGTTATCACCTGGGGTAAACGTATCAGAAATTGACCTGACTACAATCGTCCCCTCAGTCGCCACATCCATTGGCGCATTTGCCGGTCCGTTTGCATGGGGTCCAGTTGGTGAAATCATTACTATTTCCGATGAAGTCCGTCTTGCTGCAACATTTGGCAAGCCAGACTCAACAAATTATGAATACTGGTTCTCAGCAGCAAACTTCTTGGCTTATTCAAGCAATTTAAAAGTCGTTCGTGCAGTCAATGCTGCTACAGCACGAAACGCATCTGCAAATGGTACTGTCGTTCTAATTAAAAATAGCGATGATTGGTTAGACAACTATTCTAGTGGTGCAAACACTTATGGTTATTTTACTGCACGTTATGCTGGAGCAATCGGCAATTCATTAAAAGTTTCAATGGCTGATGCTAACACATATAACAACTGGACTTATTCATCACTATTCACATCAACACCAGGAACATCAACATATGTTTCAAACAAAAATGGTGCAAACGATGAAATTCATATCGTTGTTATTGATGAAGATGGTTTGTTTACAGGTACAGCAAACACAGTTCTAGAAAAATATGCTTTTGTTTCTAAAGCTGCCGATGCAAAAGATGACTCAGGTAATGCAAACTATTACAAAACAGTTCTTCAGAACAAATCTAATTACATTAACTGGATGGCTCATCCAGGCACCACCGGTTCTGGAACTGCATGGGGATCAAATGCAAATGCATCAACATTTGCTGGTCTAACAGGTAACGTTACAGTGTCTCTATCAGGCGGTGTTGACGGTACAACTTCAACAGCAAACGTTGTGACAGCATACGATTATTTCAATAACGCAGAAGCAGTTGACATTTCTCTAATCGTTAGCGGTCCAGGTGATGCAACAGTCGCAACATCACTTATCGCAACTTGCGAATCAAGAAAAGATTGTGTTGTATTCTTGTCACCTACAAAAGCAAGCGTTGTTGACAATGCAGGTTCAGAGACAACATCAGTCACAAGTTATCGCAATTCATTAACAAGCTCATCATATGCTGTCATTGATTGCAACTGGAAGTATCAATATGACAAGTACAATGATGTGTATCGTTGGTTGCCATTAAACGGTGACGTTGCTGGTCTATGTGCAAGAACAGACCTTGAAAGAGATCCATGGTTCTCACCAGGTGGTTTGAATCGCGGTATCATCAAGAATGTTATTAAACTTGCATGGAATCCAACAAAGACAAACCGTGATGACCTCTATATCAAGGGTGTTAACCCAATCGTTTCATTCCAAGGCGAAGGTACAGTTCTATTTGGTGATAAGACAATGCTTTCTAAGCCAAGTGCATTTGATCGTATCAATGTTCGCCGCTTGTTTATTGTCCTTGAGAAGGCAATTTCAAGAGCAGCAAGATTCTCAATGTTTGAATTCAACGATCAATTTACACGCGCACAGTTTGTTTCACTAGTTGAACCATATCTACGCGATGTTCAAGGTCGCCGTGGTATTACTGACTTCCGTGTTGTCTGTAACGAAACCAATAACACTGGTGAAATTATTGACCGCAACGAATTCGTTGGTGATATCTACATCAAACCTGCCCGTTCAATCAACTTTATCCAACTTAACTTTGTCGCAGTACGCACTGGCGTATCGTTTGATGAAGTGGTTGGAAAGTTTTAATAAATAAGAGAACAGGAGAACAATAATGGCATTCAGTGTAAATGATTTTAGAGCGCAAATGCAAGGTGACGGTGCCCGCCCGAACCTATTTGAAGTCTCTATGCCTTTCCCTGGTTTCTCTGCACCAGGAAATGCACAAACAAAACTTACATTCATGTGTAAGACTGCTCAATTGCCAGGTTCAACACTCGGTGTTGTTCCTGTGCAATACTTTGGTCGTGAACTAAAGTTTGTTGGTAACAGAACGTTCGCAGATTGGACAATCACAGTTATCAATGATGAAGACTTTGTTATCCGTAACGCATTTGAAAGATGGATGAACGGTATCAATAGTCACAACCTTAACGTTCGTAATCCATTAGCCGCTGCGCCTCTAGGATACTCAGTTGACGGCGAAGTAAAGCAGTTTGGTAAGAAAGGTGATGTACTCAAAAAGTATAAGTTTATTGGTCTATTCCCAACGGATGTTACTCCAATTGATGTTGATTGGGGTTCAAACGATACCATTGAAGAGTTTTCAGTAACTCTAACATATCAGTGGTGGGAATCAGTAGAAGACGGTGTAGTGTAACGAAGAGGACTTCGGTCCTCTTCTATCAACTTTAGGATGAATTATTAATGGCAATTTACCTTCTTATCAAAGAACATGCTTACACAGGTTTAAAATATCTGTGTAAGCATGTTGCATCTTCTTTTTCCGATTGTGAAAAGTATAAAGGTTCTGGCACTTATTGGAAAAGACATTTAAAGCAATATGGCAATAATGTAAAAACTACCTGTCTTTTTGTTACAGATGATAAAGATGAATTTAGGGAAATAGCCAAAAAATATTCTTTAAAATTTGATGTAGTTAATTCTAAAGAATGGGCAAATTTATGTACGGAGGAAGGTCAAGGTGGAAATACTGTACTTGATAAAAAACTTCACGGTGAGAAAAGCAAAAAAACATGGCAAAATCCATTTGTTAGAGAAAAATTACTAAGTCATTTATCGGAACATATAAAAATCATTCAACCTTTAGCTGCAAAAGCTGCAAAAGAAAAATTAACCGGTATTTCTAAGACGGAACAGCACAAACAAAACATGAGAGGAAAAAGACCTCATGTTAATCAAACTGGTAATAAAAATAATAATGCTAAAAGCATTCAAACTCCATTTGGAATATTTGGAAGTATTCGTGAAGCATCTCAACAAATTAAAGGATACACATATAAAATGATTTGGGATAGATTACAAAATGATAAAGAGTGGAGGTACGTCTGATGGCTGTGCGGCTATTCGGTTTTACCTTAGGTAAAAAAGACGTTGTTCAGGTTGAATCGCCTGAGCAACGCTCTTTTGCTTTGCCTACGGAAGCAATTGATGATGGTGCAGTTACTATCACATCCAATGCTTACTACGGAACTTATGTTGATTTAGAAGGTTCTGTTCGTAATGAAATAGAACTAGTAACAAGATATCGTGAAATGGCTAATCATCCAGAATTGGAAATGGCTATTGATGATATTGTAAATGAAGCAATCTCACATGATAAATCTGGTAAATCTATTGATATTCGCCTTGAAAAACTTAAGCAACCAGAAAATATCAAAAAGAAAATCATTGAAGAATTTCAGAAGATTACTGCTCTATTAAACTATGGTAATCTTGCCGATGACTTGTTCAAGCGTTGGTATATTGACGGTAGAATTTACTATCATATCATCGTTGATGAAAAGAAACCTAAAGAAGGTATTCAAGAATTACGATACATTGATCCACGCAAGATTCGTAAAGTGCGTGAAATCAAAAAAGGTAAAGACCCTAAGACTGGTGCTTTAATCATTGAATCAATGGCAGAGTATTATGTCTACAACGACAAGGGTACTACAACACAAACATATACCAGTGCAGTAAATGCTGGTTTGAGAATTGCACCTGATGCGATTCTAAATGTAAACTCAGGTTTGATGGATGCTAAAAATACATTCGTCATTTCATATCTACACAAAGCAATCAAACCTCTGAATCAGTTGCGTATGATTGAAGATGCGGTTGTTATCTACCGTGTCTCAAGAGCACCAGAGCGCAGAGTATTTTACATTGACGTTGGTAACTTACCAAAAGGTAAAGCAGAACAGTACCTACGCGATGTAATGATTAAGTACAAGAACAAAATTGTTTACGATGCACAAAGCGGAGAAATTCGTGATGAGCGTAAACATATGTCAATGCTTGAAGACTTTTGGTTGCCTCGCCGTGAAGGTGGTAAAGGTACAGAAATCACTACATTACCAGCAGGTCAAAACTTAGGTGAACTTGCTGATGTTATTTACTTCAGACAGAAACTTTTAAACTCGCTGAATGTACCAATCTCTCGCTTAGAACCACAGCAAGGTGGTATGATTGGTGTAGGTAAGACAACAGAAGTTACCCGTGATGAAGTTAAGTTTACACAATTCATTGACAGACTTCGTAACAAGTTTTCACAAATATTTGATAAAGCATTAGGCACTCAACTTGTTCTTAAAGGTATCTGTACTAAAGAAGAATGGAACGAATTTAAAGAATTCATCTATTATGATTTTGTAAAAGATAATAACTTTTCTGAAATGCGTGATGCAGAATTGTTGCGCGAAAGAGTTAGCTTACTAAGCGTTGTTGATCCATATGTTGGTCGTTACTACTCAGCAGAATGGGTAAGAAGAAATGTTCTGCAAATGTCCGATGAAGATATGAAGATGATTGACAAACAGATCAAAAAAGAAGCAGACTTAGGTATTGGCGGTCCAACTATGCCACCACAACCTGAGCAACCACAACAAGAAGAACAGGTAGATCCTGCACAATATCCTCCTGAAGATAATACAGCAGATGATAAATCTGAAGAATCAGATACACCTGATCTAGATGCTGAGGTGGAAAAATATACATCATTACTAAATAAGGGTAAAGGAAAATAAATGGAAAACTCAAATTTTTTAGATAAATCTAAAGGAAAATAAATGAAAACCTCTCAATTTTTAGATAATGTTATTGCAGGTAATGCATCAGTAGCAAAAGAATCTTTAAATGATTTACTTTCTGCCCGTGCTTTTGAAGCACTAGAAGGTCGTAAAGTTGAACTTGCACAAAGAATTTATAGTCGTGCTGAAGTTCAAGAAGAACAATTAAATTTAGAAGATTATTCTTTAGAAGAATTGAAAGAATTTATTGATTCTGAAGAATTTGACCAACTTGATGAATTAAAAAAATCTACATTACAATCATACTATAAAAAATCTGTTGACAGTGGATTAAGAGCGCAACACCGTGCTACAAATAGTTTGATGGGCGGTAGTGATGCTGAACATAAAAAAAATGTTGCTGCTATAGATAAAAGAATGTCTGGTCAAGATGCTGTCACCAAACGTTTGGGTAGTAAAGCAACTATGGCTATGGACAAAGAAATGGGTGTTTCACGTTACAAATCACCTAGACATAAACCTACCCGTCCAAATCCAAAAAGATATAGCGAAGAAGTTGAAGAGTAATGGCTAACTAAATGAAATCTTTATTAGAATTCAAATCTATTGTTGAAGAAGAAAAATCAGACTATTCAAAGTTTGATGTTTTGGTTCGTGCTGGTCTTGCCAATAAGGCACAGATGCAACGTATTCACAGCATCTTAGACAGAATGCAGGAAGAGAAACCTACATTCAGCAATGCCGACAGAGCAATCATTCAGAACCTATTCAATCGCATGGTAGATTTAATTTCTAATAATAAACAGATTAATATGCAAGCTCGTAGAGCAGTGAAAGAAGATGTTGAGCAGTTAGATGAAATTAGAACCTCTGATGTTCCTAATGATCCACCTTACGTTCTTGTATTGAGAAGAAAAGCAATTCGTTTATACCCTGATGGTGCAAGAGTTGCTTTGTATTATACTCCACAAATAAACAAGTACTTTTCAGTACCTTATGGTGTGGATATTGATTCTACAATACAAGCCGAAGAAGTTGAATCTATTGATGAATTATCATCAGGATTATTAGACCGTTATAAAGAGAAGGCAAAAAAATCTGCCGATGATTTAACTGCACAAGGTAAGTATAGTCAAGCAAATGACAGAACATTAAATGTTATGAGAGCAACAGGTAAACAAATTAATAAAACCGTTGCAGGTATTAAAAAAACTTTAAACAAAGAAGAATATGTTGAAGAAGCAGTAATGGATCAGTTGCATAAAATTGTAGCAAACAAATCAGCACAGTCTGTTAAATTTGGTTCAGGTCATACTCGTAAAGTAGATCATTTTACTGCATCGGCTATTACTCAAGTACACAAAGCATTGAATGATGAAAACAAAAAGAAGTTTGAGGCAATGGTACATAAATCACCAGAGCATCTAATGAAAGCTGCTGACTTTGCTTTCAAACATACAAAATGAATTTTATAGATTTAATTATTGCAAATAAATTAAATGAGGCTAAAGAAAGTTTACTGACTCGTTTGAATGAAATTGCAAAGAAAAGATTAGAAGAAGCAAAGAATTATGTAACAGAAGAAATGTTTGATGAAGCACAAATAAAAAGTTCAAACATTGTTAAGATGGGTCGTATCACTAAGATTCGCCGTAGAATTAGAAGAAATAAAAAAGGTCGTATTGTTGTTCAAAAGAATATTAGAAGATCAGGAATTAAAGGTTACAGAATTTCAGGCAACACAGTAAAAAGGATACCAGCAACAGCAAGAATTCATAAAGCTCGTATGTTGAAACGGGCTTGGAAAACAAAATTAAAAGCTAAATTACGCCGCACATTGCTAAAAAGAAAAATGTCAATGAGAAGGCGTTCTTCACTAGGACTAAGATAAATGGCACTTGAAATTATCAACACACAGCGTTCATCATCAATCATTCGTATGGTTGATCCTGGATCATATAACGTTTCAATCAGCAACGTAGCATTCAATGCAAATGAAACTGTAAACTCAATGAACATTCGTAAACTTGCTTGGTCGACAAACGGCAACATTTCTATTGCCCGTGGTTCTGTACCAATCTTTTCATTACACAATACAGGTTCATTGCAGCTAGACGAATTAAATCATGTCGTTGCTAACAACAATACAGATTATCTTTTAGTTACAATTACAACAGGTGGTTTCTGTTTGATTGAAGTTACTAAAGATACGAAATACACAACTCCATTAACAGGCATGTAATATGAAACTTATTAGAGAAACGGTAGAGAAAGTTCGCTATATTACAGAAGCTGCCGAAAACGGCAAGAAGCATCTGTATATTGAAGGCACATTTCTCGTTGGCGATGCCGTAAATAAAAATAATCGTATGTATAAGATGGATACTCTACGTAACGAAGTTGCTCGTTACAACGAAGAGTATGTAAAAACAAATCGTGCGTTAGGCGAACTAGGACATCCCGATACTCCATCTATTAATCTAGAAAGAGTTTCACATAAAATTGTTTCCTTGGTTGAAGATGGAAATACATTCTATGGTAAGGCTCGTATCCTTGAAACACCATATGGGCAAATTGTGAAGAACTTTATTGATAATGATGTAAGCGTTGGTGTTTCATCTCGCGCTCTAGGCTCTCTTGTTCAAACAAAAGAGGGCTATAATCTTGTTCAAGACGACCTAAAACTAGCAACAGCAGCAGATATCGTTGCTGATCCTTCGGCTCCAGGTGCTTTTGTCAACGGCATCATGGAGAACAAAGAATGGATGTTTGTGGAAGGCAAGTTTGTAGAGTCGGACTTTGACTATGCAAAGAGACAAATTATAAAAGCGTCTTCCAAGCAGATTGAGGAAGTTGCTCTAAAATTGTTTGAAAACTACCTCAGAAAACTTTAATTTTATAAATAAGAAATCATAAGGAGATTCCTAATGGCAACAAACAAACTTATGGAAGCCGCAGCAGAAATTCTTGCAGGTAGCAAGGGTAAAGCGCCGGCCATGCCAATGCAAAAACCTGAAGGTTCATCATACGTTGAACTTGGTGGTCCTATTAACAAACCAGCTGAACATGAAGATAAAGTTGGTGAAGATCCTTACAAGGATTACAAAATGACTCTACCTAATGTTAAAAAGGCCGAAGCACCATCCGCTAAGCCTTCATCGGCTTCTTCAGACACCCAATTGAAACTTGGTGGTGGTAAGAAAACCATGGGTGAAGAAGAAGTAACTGATGAAGAAATCATCGCTGAAAAAATGCATGATGACGAAGCAGAAGATAAAGCAATGATGAAGAAAATGAAAATGAAAGAAAAGATGAAAGAGGATGTTAATGCCCTTTTCTCAGACGATTCTACCATTTCAGAAGAATTCAAATCTAAAGTTTCTACAATTTTTGAAGCTCGCGTGAATGATCGTATTACACAGATT